CTTTTTGTTTCTCTTGTGGAGTCAAACCACGACTTCTTGCAGTCTTATTATATGCAGAAACTAATTCTTTTGATTCTTTAATCCATTCTTTTATATTTTTAAAAGAATAGTTATGATCATCTGGGAGTGCGAGAACAGTTGGGTGGATGTTCTTATATTGAGCGGGTTTGCGTTTGGCTCTCAACTTAGCCATGCGTTCTGCTACTTGTTCAGGTGTTTCCTTCTTTCTTTTCATAATGTTCTTTGACATCTTGCGTCCATCGTATTAAATATGAAACCAATTCATGATAATCCGCCTCATCGCGAATTATCTCTTGAAGATAGTCCATGAAGAACTCTTTGTCTTCAACCATCCTACATGCATCATCATACCTTATCATGATCTGATTGTCAAGTTTTTCGTGGAGTGCAAATAATTCTTCATTAATATCAGTGGCCTTGGAACTGCACCAATATGTATAGAAGTCAGAATATAACCATCTTGAGTAGGACATCAGACCGCCTCCGGTGTAGGTTCAGGATTTTGTTGACCATGGTAATGTAGATTATACACACCCTCTAATAATTGTTTCCAAACTTGTAATCTCACATCCCATCTGTAAAAAGTATCACAATAAACTTTACCATATTGTAATAATTGCATAACATTATTAGATGACCAGTTATCAATAACATCTTTTAAAACATGAGAAAATATTACTTTATGTCTTTCTGGATCTGGTTCATAACTATATGAAAAACTATAATTAGCCGTTGTTTCTGGTAGGGCACCATAATTAGGACAAACTATAGCACACATTGTACTCATCGCTTCCATGGCACTTATACATGATGTTTCCATATATGTGGAAGGGTATGCTAATATATGTGATTCTTTTAATAAACTTAAAACTCTATCATGTGGTAGTGTTCCATGGTATTTAATTCTATTATCTTCTTTACATCTATCAAATAGTTTTTGAAAATGTACATCATTTTCTTTTCTATTATATAATTCAAAAGATGAACAAACATGAAGTTCCCAAAATCTACTTTCAAATTCTTCTGATTGTATCACATCCAATAAAATATCTAATCCTCTATGTGGTGTAGATATATACACAAGTTTTGTAACATTTCTTGAACTTGGTACTTGAAAATCGCCTTCTTTAACATGAACTGGTTCTATAGAATTACCAATTACAATTGATTGTTCCCATGGTATATTATATAAAGCATGAAACAATTGTTGTTGCCAATAAGAAACAAATACTATTTTATTAAATTGTAAATGATAATTGGGATCTTTGAATGCTTGTCTTACACCTTCATCAAATGGTGTTTCATGCATCCAAAGTATTGATGGTTTCTTGGGGTCCATTGGGATTTTTTGATATGACAAAACCCAATTAAATTCTCTTACAAGTTCTGGAAAATTATTAAACAATTTTCTCGCTTGTATTTCAGTGCCACCATTTGCTTTAGGATCTAAAAGATCATCAAATGTTAAGTCTTGAAATTGTTTTTCTTTTTTGCCACCTTCAATGACAGTTAATTTTGGTCTATCACTCATAAGCCATGCTCATATATGTCTCTTGTAGGATTTTCTAAACTGCCAGTATTCTTTAATACTTTAACTCTATTAAAATATGTTTGTTCTTGACCATCATAATTACTTTGACTATGTTTACAAGTTGCTGACATTAGAAAACAATCATTTATTTCAATATCTTTAATTTTTGGTTCTATTTGTTTATATGTAAAATTAAAGAATAAACCTTTTCTACCAGACTTGTCTTGAACAATATAAACAGTACCATATTTAGCACTAGGTTTCTTTTCAATTAATTTTACAAACACATTTTTCTTTTCATTATGTTTGCCCATATAGGGTTCACTCAATTCTACTTTAACTGTCATATCTTTTTCTCTTTTCAATACCCATTCTGGCGGTTCCAATATTGCATCTTGCCACCTTTTAAATTCTTTTTCATCAGTTAACGGATTTGCCATTAGTTCATTAAATAGTCTTTTGGTGGGCCTTCGTCTGTTAGTTTTTCTTCCATTTCTTCTGGCATATCTGGATGATTTAAAAGAGTTTTTAGTTCAATTGGTTCTGGTTCTCCATCATCATTAATTTTCCATGAAGTTACTCTGCCTTGAACAGCACCATCTTCATCAAAAGATATGCGAAATTTAACAACAACATCTGTTTCTGTCTTACAAAAAAGATCAGCATTTGTCCATTTAAAATCTGTAGTTTGTTCTGTTGAACTTCCAAGTTCAGTAACAGTGTTGAACAGACAATTCATTACTTTGTCTTTAAACTTTATCTCCATAATACCACCTTATTGTTCCAATGTCAAGTTTTTTTCACCATACTTGCATATATAATAGGAATCAACAATATCTGATGTTGGATTCTTTATAGTACCAGAGTTTGGAGAAATTGTCAAGTTTATTTCTTTTTTAGTTTCTTCACAAAAATGTTTATACATAAGTTCCTTATTAGCATTGCCTTTATCTGTTGCAAATTTCTTAATAACAGTTGGTGGAACTAAATGATACTTAATTCCCCATTTTTTTAATTTATATTTTAGGATAGCAACATTTTCTGCAATGTTAAAAACTCTACCTGTTGCAGCATATGCATAATCTTCCAAGACTACAAAATCAGGTCTCATGAAGGGTGTAACTATAATATGTATAACCCAATCTGCTAGTTTTTCATATCTATCCAATTCACAAGAATATTCAGGATATAAAGTAACATTTACATTTTGAAGGGTGGACCACCGCTCGACTTGCTTATTATTATTAGCAAGACAATAATGGTCAACATTGTCATAATTCCATTCGGTTCCATTATATACCGTTATAGCTGGACTTGTTAGTGAGTAATCAATCCCTGCTATCCTCATCCATTAACTTTTTTTCATAATGTTTTCTAACAGAGTCTAGAAGTTGTATAGAAAATTCAAGACCCTTAATATAACACTTTAATTGTTCAGGCAAAATAATTTCTTTAACATTTGTTGTTTTTTGTTGTTTTATTTTATCAATATAATCTCTAGTCTTTCCTATTTCTTCTGCTAGAAGTTCTTCATATAATTGAAATGTCATTTTATCTCCAATAATGAGGTTGATCATGTTCTGGTATTCTTTCAAAATCATGATACTCATTTATTGTTTCTTTTTGTGTAGCGATACAATTATCTATCTCTACAAATTTATTATCTACAAATTGATACTTATATCTCCAATCTAAAAATTCAGATGACATCAAAGATTCATATTTGTTTTCTTCATCTGTTAAATTGTTTATCATAGTATCATTCGCAGGACCAACAAAATGAGTCAAAGTATATCTTGATCTGTCCATTGAAATATTACCTACTCTATGTAGGGTTGATTTAAATCTCCCATTAGACCATCTCTGTAACATATCCGCTGACATAACAACTATGGTATCTTTGACTACAGGAACATCATACCATTGATCATTTAAATATATTTGTAGTCCTTCACAATCATCTCTATACAATATAGTAAATGTATCAAAATCTGTATGTGCTCCACATCTAAATTGATTTTTTTCTATTTCTTTTTCCCACTTAGGATAATGAATCATTCTCATACCACTAATTGCATGAAGATGTTTCTCTACAAAATGTCCTCTTGGTTGCTGTAAAAGTTTTTCAAAAACATAAAGTAAATCATAAGAAATTAATGTACTTATTCTTATAAATCTTTCAGCATATTCTCTCAACTCTGGTATCTCTTTTGGCCAGTAAATTTCTGGCATTTTACTTTTTTCAACAAAGTTAAAAGTTTCCTTCATGTCTCCTGGATTACTCAACACCAGTTTTTCTCTCTCTGGCCAAATGTAACCAAGATTTTTAAACTGCATGACATCAGCATATTTGTGTTTTGTATTTACTGGTAAATCAAAAAACTTAACAACATAATAAAAGAACTTTTCTAAATCTGGTTTCCATGGAGTATGAAGATTGGCAAATTGAGCCATGCCATAGTTAGTGAAGGCATCCCAAACTTGTTGCTCAACATCCTTTGAAAGAAAATCTATTGTAGGTATATCAATTTTCATGTACTAGTGTTTTTATATAAAACTTATTTTCATTTGGTTGTGAAAATTTATATCTGACAGAACTTGGAAAGAAAACTATTTGATTTATTTCAATATCAATTGATTGGTACTCTAACATCAGACCTTTTGCGTCTGTATGTAAAATACTATATTTAGAAGAATCTGTTTTATATTCTGATGGAAAAACATTTATATATGACTCCAATTTAAAAGATTCTGATACCACCTCACTTATGTCCAAACTATTTTGATAATCAATTAACAAACTATTTTTATCTGTTTCAAGAATTTTATGATACAAATCTATGGTTTTTTGACTAACATCAATATATTTAATTCCTAAGTCTTTGCCTGTTTTTCCATATTCATAAACAACATCAGGAGTACCTGTGTATTTAAAACTAATGGGAGTTTCGGTATCAGTCCCTTCAAATTTTAAATCATATAACCCCCACTTTTCTTTTATATATTCTAGATTCTTCTCAAGTGAAACATCATCATTAATTTTTAAATATTCTACCGCCTTTTCATAATAAGAATCATTCAGGGGTTTTAATATTGGTTTATTTAAATTATATGGCATATCCAGTTTTTATTTTTGCATCTTTATAAATTCTTACTCTAAAGAAAACTTTCTTCTCTATATTATCTTTAGTAAAATCACCAGAACAATGTAAAACATATGGACTAAACACTAACATATCACCTATGTCATAAGGAAAATATGAATCAATTTCAAATCCATCCAACCATCTTTTACTCTTAATGACTTGATGATATTTTTCATCACCAAAATCTTCACCAGAATGCAATCTTTTGTTTGTTAGTTTTACTCTATTACCATCAACATCTGACCAAGGTAAAGAACGCAATATCTTTTTTAGTTTCCACCTTTTTAAATATGGATTCTTATCTATGATATGCCACTCATATCCCTCTGGATTATCATGAACACAATATTGTTTAAAAACAAATAATCCCTGCCATTTATAATTATCAAATGATCCTATGAACTTTAATGGTATGACTACTTGTAAAAAAGGTCTTTTATTAGAATGTTGTGCATCAAGATGCATTGGTGCAGGCCATGGTGCAACAATTAATTCACCTTGTAGTTCATGATACTTAATATCTGTATATAATGTCTTTAATTTATTAAATATCCATTGTTTATTTTTTTCAAAACAATCTTGACTCCAATGTACTGGCCGCCCCGCATAATCAATTTTGTCTTCAATGTTAATATCTAAATTATTATATATATTTTCTATCTCTTTTTTATCCCAAACTGAAGTATGTAATTTAGGTCTTATCATCTTTTCTTTTTGGTCTAACTGTATACTTATCTACTCCCCATTGACTATCTTTTCTTCCAACTCTTTCTACATCAGGAACCATTTTAACTTTATTCATTTTAGTTTTAGAAGTTTGTTGTGCGGGGTCTGTCAATTCTTCATTTTCTTTTGGTCTACCCCAAGGTGGTCTATATTCTAATTTAACATTTCTTTTTTCTGGTTCTGGTTCTGGTTCAATATCAACTTCTTCATCATGTATAATGAAAATTGAAAAAACATATAAAGTTTTGTCTCTATAATTTAACATGAAATAAGGATGGTTGCCTGTAACCAACAATCCACTATTACTTAGCATAAATTCATCATGAGGTTCAAAATATATTTTACAATCAGTTGAAACAGTAAAAGAGAATGCAGCATTTTCAACATCCAGATTAGTAACCATTGTATTTGGTGCTAAAGGATATTCACAAAGTTGTAAAGTTATTCCAACATTTTCTTCATCAAGATTTAATTCATTACCATGATTTTTAATTGTATCATGAAAACTACCCACAAAGTTTTGAAATATTGAAAGATCAACATCATCTTCTGTCACTTGGTAAAAATTACTGTATATTGAATTATTATTTTTAGTTATTGTTTCATACATTTCCACAACACCAACAGAATACGTTAGTGATTTTTTAAACATACCACCATCCACATGCTTTCTCTCTTGAGGAAATTCTTTAACATTAATTATATTTGATTCATTAAAAATTTCATTGTTTGAAAAGAATGATTTAGTATATTCTTCTAAACTTTTTAGATTTTTAATTTGATCTTCATTTAAATCAACTGTTGTAAATTTATTCATTTTGTTCCCCAAATTCTGAGAAAATGTATTTTAGGTTGTTTTTCAAAAATAGATTTCAAACTATTTATCTTGAGAAACCTAAACATGGGATTAGCACCTATTATCTTAGGATTCACATCTATACATTGATCAACTTTAAATCCTACTTTAGTAAATTCATCATACGCTTCTTGTTGTGATCTCTTATATGGAGTTGGCATACCACTCATTGACAATCTTATTTCTGGTTTTTCTATTTGTTTTCTTTCCCAAAAGTAATGATGAAACAGACCACCATCTTTTAAAACTCTATATGATTCTTGTAACCAATTTTTATTTCCTAACCAATGCAAAACACCAAAAGAAATAACACAATCAAATTCATTATCTTCAAATCTAGACCAAGTACTTTTTAATCTCAAATCATCTGGAAGATCAATACCAACCACATCATCAGATCCCAGATCATTATGATATGGCATGTCACCACATCCCATGTCTAATATTTTACCGCTTAGTTTAACAGTGCCTTCTTTAAACTTCATAACACCGTTTCTAAGTTTGGTATCACTTAATGTTATATGATAATCCATCGTACATTTTTTTCTTTATATACTCACCATAAAATTCAGGCCATTCATGTGAATCTCTGAATTGTTTTCTATGCTTATCTATTTCGTTCCAATACGGAGAATCATTTCTATCTGATAAACCATAAAAACTTTCTATAAAAACTATATGATTTTGTATCATTTGTTTAAAATTTAAATTATAATGTTTAACAAAATCATCATCTAATCTGAATGAAAAAGATTTCAACATTTCTTTAAAAAGGTAACAAGAATAAACTACTAATAATAAAGTTGTTGCTTCCAAAGGTTCTATGAAAGCTGCCGCAGAACCAACTTTTAAAGTATGCATAGTACAAACAGTTTCTTTGTATTTGGTTTTAAAGGGAACTTTTAAAAAAGTATCCAATCCATATTGTTCATTCAATTGTTTTTTTATTTCATCTTCTGTATTATATTTTGAACAGTAAACTCTACCAACACCAACTTTATTTTGTAATGGTATTTCCCAAAACCATCCATTATCTGTTGCATTAGTTCTTGTATAATATCTTTGTTCTGTATCTTTAAAATGATTAACATGACCTGCTATAGCGGTATCATTTATTATTAAAGGTGAAATGACCTCTCCACCCAAACCATCAAAACCTCTACAATCTATAGCAAATATATCTGTGTTAGAAAAATCATAATTTTCTTCAATTAAATTTACTCCCAACTCTTTACATTTTTCAATCAATATTGGTTGAAGTAAAACTGATTGCATTTGCCATGCGTGTCTTGATGAGCACTCTGGTACATTATTTTTATCAGCAGAAAATATCTCTCTTTCGCATTCTTCAATATCATCAAATCTATCATCACACAATGGAAATATCATAGAACTATTTTCATTTGCCCAACCATCATGTTTTATATAAAACTTATAAGTTGCGTTTGTTTGATCCATCCAAGATTCATCATCAAATACCTTTTCAAAGAAAAACCTCATGTAAGGTTGCATGCTTTCACCAACAACTAAAGGTTTCTTATTAGGATCATAATACAAATCTATTTCAATATCAGGAAGCATTTTTTTGAAATATGTCGCAAAAATAAGTCCTGTTGTACCCGCACCAATAACTCTTATCTTATCAATGACGCGTAACATTCTGGTCATATAAAACTCCTGTCAAGAAATACTTGTTTACAAATTCTTCTTCATTCCATTGTATATGATCTGAACTACTATGTAATAAGGAACAAGGAAAAAACTGAATTGTTCCTGGTTCCCATTCACAAATTTTATATATGTTCAAACCAAAAACTTGTTCTGGTCCTATGTGAGTAATTTTATTATTTTTCATATCTTCTTGAGTATAAGCCTCACCGGATATTGGCATTCTTTCTTGTGTTGTCAAATCAACAAATTC